TAGGTTGATAAACCAGGAATCTGAGTTAATTGAGTAAAAATGTTTGAAGCAACATTTAGTGGAGTTGATATTAAACCAAGATTATTCATCTTTTGTTCAACATCGGTAGGTGCTCCTTTCCTTCTAACACTAGTACCAAATCTACCAGAGTGTGGAATAGCAGGACAGATAAGTTCAACATCTTCGAATCTGTGCCAGAGTGTGAATCCAGCGACAGTCGGACCTGAACCTACTGACATGGTTTGGTATGGAAATAACATAAACTGACCAACAGCAAAAGATTGATTTGTTGTATCTGTGATAATAGAGGCAGTTGGTGTATAATTCGCACAAGATATGTACGGTATACGAATTTCTGCTTCAGTGTCGCAGTTCAAATCAATTTCTACATGTGGTAACTGTGTCCTCTGTATAAGAGTCGATATATGTTGATTGATCCACGCCTGAGAATTTCCAGTTTGACAGCCTGCTCCACCTAGTGGTACGCAAGCTAGGATATAACGACCTTGTTGAAAACGCGTAGCGTTTAAAACGATTTTAAGAACTGAAGTAGCTCTAAAGCCTAAAAAGCCTTTGAGTTTTTCCAATCTAATAGTAAAAGGTCTAATTAAATCATGTGGGGTTGTTAAATTATAGCCAGAAAAAGTAGAAACTGTGTCTCCTGTAGAAAAGTTTCCCTGCCCGACCTTAATTGGTCTTTCGAAGAAAGCTTTAATAGAGAGAGCATAGCTATCTGTATTTGACTTATAAAAAATGGAAGAAACTTTGCTAGGCATAGTTACCTCTGATGATACAACATCGGCATCAGACACGAAAGTTGTTGTACTCTCTACGTTTCGTGTTTGCTCTTCATTCGTTCTTGTTGAAGAGTAATTATTATCTGTAATTTCTGGAAGTAATAGATCTCGATAGTTTAAAATCTCTCGTGATCAGTAAGCTAAATAGCTAAGATCTCATATTCTTGCAGCAAATCCAATCTTAAGATTGAATCAGATCACACAAAAAAGTGTTTACGGCAATACGTTACCGGGATAGTTTTTAACGACACTCCAAGTCGGGTTGAATTAATTGAACGCATACTCTGCCTTGCAAACCACCTCCCTATTTAGAGAGTGGCTTGTAGACCAAGTAGTCTTAGATGTAGCAAAAGGAATAAATTCCTTATATGCTTTTATAATCTTAGGCGTCCATTCATC